GGCCCCCTGGGATCACCTAGGGGGCCTTCGTCATGCCTGCTTCATGTCGCTGTGGTCGATCATCTGGTCCGGGTCCAGGGGCCTAGAGCGCCCATCGGACGCGCGTGGCCTGGTCGAACGGGTGTCGGGCGGCTTCTCGACCGCAATGAGCTTCACGTCCTTCACCTTGATCCCGCACTTGGTCAGGATGCCAGCGACAGGGTAGACGACTTCTTTCTTGATCTTCCACTGGTCGTGTCCGGTGACAGTCATCCGCATCAGCATGTCCTCACCGTCGGCCAGGGTGTCGACCTTCAGGACGTGCTTGTTGTGGGCGACTACCCTCTTGGCTGCTTCAGACATGGCGACGGCCAGGCTGAGCATGTCACCGGGCGGCGTGAACCGGTAGACGTATACCCGAGTAACCCCCGGCATCAGATCATGGCTCCTCGTTGACTACAGCGTGTTTTGCCTGGTGGGGTGGTCGGATGTCTTTGGCGTACATGACAGTCCCAGCCTGAAGACCGGCCACGACCAGGACGAACAGGCCCACGTACCGGCTGTCCCACAGCTCAAGCAGGACGGTGCCGCCGGAGATGACCTGGAGCCCGGCGAGGATGGAGGTCCACAGCCTCATGGCTACTTCACCACTGCGACGATGATGCCGACGATGAGGGACAGGGCAGCCGCGACGACGGAGAAGTAGAACTGGTTGCGGACCGTGGTCTTGTCCTTACGGTCGTTGTCCCTGTCGACCTCAAGCCGGGCGACGCGGCCTTCGACCACGGTGTGCCTGGCATCCAAGTTCTGGTGCTCCACCACGTGCACATCCTTACGAACCATGGCGCTCATCTGTAGACGGAACTCGTCACGGAAGTCGCGCAAAGTCCTGCTCACCTCTCGCAGCGTGGGCACATCATCATCTTCGTAAGGAGCCATCGTCATGCCACCAATGATCTGACGTAAAGTTAACTAAAGCAACGAAAAGCCACCAAAGTCCATCAATGCGGACGAAACATCAAACTCTAGTACGTTGCCGTAAAGGCTGGTCGGGAAGGGTCCGACGACAGCGAAGGCAGCATTGGCGGCGATGGTGATCACAATCGGCGGGGGCACCGAGAAGTCGATGGACTCGACGATGATCGTCTCGATCGCCTGCGATGCCCCCGACGAAGACGACACGACCAGGACCGTGGCCCCGTCGTTGAACATCCGCATACCGTTGGCGACGTCGCCGTTGACAGCCTGAGCTGCCGTAAACGATGAGGCCGACAGACGCGACACGCGCTTGACGGGAACCTCGACCCTGGCCATGACCACTCCCTACCTTGTCCGCAGAGCCAGGGCCGTCTTCGGCCCCACCACACCGTCAATATCATCAGGTGTGAAGCGGGACTGGAATAGACGAACCGCCGAATCTGTTGCAGGCCCGAATTCACCATCCAGGGACAGCGAATAGCCGTGCCCGTTCAGGTATGCCTGGAGCTGGCGGACGTTCGTGCCCTCCATACCGGCCTTCAGCAGCGGCCACGTGAACGCGGAGCTGACCGGACGCCAGTCGGTCTTGTCGGCCTCGGCGGCCTTCGTGTGCTGGATCGAGGTGTGGATGTGGCCGGTGTGCGGGTTCGACCCGGTGTAGCTGGCAGGCTTCATCCGCCGGTCCACATGGTAGATCTTCCGGTTGTGGATCACATACCGGACCGATGGGTGAAGCAGGGCAGCGGCCAGCACCGTCGGGACGTGGACGCCGTCCTTGTCGATGTCCAGGGCGCGCACGACACCTGAGGCGGCAGGGTTGTGATCCGACGTGCGGGACTGGTGGGCAGAGTCCCCGATCCAGCCATCAGATGACTTGTCCCGGCCCGGCCAGCGCGTGTTGATCGAGGTGCGGAGGCGGGCCAGTGAAGGGGCCAGGTACGGGCTAGACATCGTCGCCCCCCATGTCCCCACCGATCAGGGTCTCGGGGTCGTCGTCCTCCGGCCAACGGGTGATCTCACCCTCGAACGTGTCCGTTTCGGTCATGTATGTCATCTTACGACCGAAACGTCTCACGGGCTACGAAGTGTGCGGGAAGGCTGACCAGACCACGCCGACATTCGTCCACGTCGAAGCGGCACCAGCGGTGAACACGAACAGCGTGAATGATGCTGGCATGATGTTGATCGCCCTGGACTGCCAGTTCGCCGTCGCGCCGACACCGGAGTTGATGTTGGTATGGACTGACAGGTTCGTTCCCGCAGGGTAGGGCTGGGCGAAGTTGACCACGACGGTGAAGCTGGTCAGGGTCGTGAACGACACTGAGAGCTGACCAGCCTGGTAGCCCATCGGCGAGGTACCCGAGGTGGGTAGTACCAGCCACGACGCAGGGTCCGACCCCGACGCGTTCGACTGGCCCACCAGTGCCACGGTGTCGCCCAGGGCGTACGTGTGACCCTGCACGTAGCCGACGTCATCGAACACGACTCCCTGCACCGACACGGTCACCGGGTTCACCGAGGCGATCCGCCCGATCCGCACCGTTGCGGGCTGACCCGGCGCTGCGGCGATCTGCTGGGTCAGGGAAGCCATCAGGCGACCCGCCAGGCCCGCAGGTAGGAGCCGTTGCGGATGGTCGTCTGGGTGGCGTCGAGGTTCTGCTGGGCGAACTGGAGCTGGAGGTTCCCAGCCGCCGTCGTCACGATGTAGCCCTCGATCTTGGCGAAGATGATCGTGCCGACACCAATGCCGCCCAACTGTGTCGACGTGCCCGAGGCGTTCACCGTCGCATTGCGCATGTCGCCTTCGGCGGTGGTGGCTGATGTGGCCAGGCCGACCAGGGACCAGCGCATCGCCGAGAACGTCGGGGTGGTGAAAGCGAACTTGATGTCGGCTGTAGATGACGAGTCGTAGAAGATCCCGGCCTCCCACATGTACGTGGCACCAGTGTCGATAGCCCCGAACAGGACAGGCTCGTTCTGTAGAGCCACGTTGTTGTTGACCGCACCCGAGCCGGGTGTGCCGTCTGCGGTGCGCCGGACCATGAAGTGGTCGATCCGGGCCGCTAGGGACACGTACGCGGACCCGTTGTACACGTCGTACCGGTTCTCGGTCGCCAGGCCCGTCAGGTCGCCCTCAACGGGCGCGGTGTGCCGGGCGGTCCTGTCGGCGACGTTGGTGTACTTGAGCACCAGGCGCGTCTCGACATCGGCCAGCATGTCCAGGAACGCTGTCGGGTTGTCGGCCAGATCCGTACCCACCGGGTAAGTGATCTGCTGGTCAGGAGTGTTAGCAGACACGTCTTCTCCTAGAGGTCACAGATGAAGGACATTGACAGCGAGCCGGAGTTCATGACCTGCGGTCCACCGGTGCCGTTCCACAGGTACTGGCCACGGATGACGTCACCGGCCTGGCACACCAGCACCCCGTAGATGCTGTTGGCGGTGAAGAACGCGTCGGCTGTGCTGTAGATGAATTTGCGCCCGATGTTCGCGGTGCCGTTCTGGGTGATGGTCATCCTGTACCGGGTCCAGGTCGTGAACGTGGTGATCGTGCCGACCATGAACTGTGCCCAGTAAACGCCAGGAGTCACCACGGTGATAGCGGCATTGTCGGCACCGAGATCGACCATCGTGTCGTTGTCGAACACCTCGGTGCTGAACTGGACATTGGTGGCGACGCCGACAGCGAACGTGTTCAGTCCTGACCCACGGTCAATGCGCGCATTGGGCCTATTGGCAACGAAGTCTGCATTCGCGTTCACCGTCACCAGGGCCGCGTCCAACGCGTCACTGAACTCGCAGAAGATCGCCGGGTCGATCGTCTCCCCAGCACACGGGTAAGGCAGGGAGAAGTTCGGAGTCACACCGGGCATCAGGCACCACCGATGATCGTGTTGTCGCCGATGTACACGGCCCAGAAAGTGAGGCCGCCGATGGGGATGGTGATGTTGCCCGCGTCGTCCTCGAAGATGCTCACGTCGAAGCCGACCGGCACCCCTTCCAGACCCGTGAAAGTCGTGAGGGTCAAAGGCACATGGAAACCCGTCTGAAGGTTCTCCCCACCGGACAGGGTCTCCTCTGAGAAGTCCTGCGCACCGAGGGCTTCGACATACCCTGAGCTGCCGAACAGGACCGGGTCGATGGACAGCCACCGGTACGTGCCATTCGTGGCACCCTGGTTCATGGCGACTGTGCCCCCGACGGCATACAGGCCACCCGCGACCGCGCCGGGAAAGTTGAACCGGAACGGGTCGATCAGCGAACCGGCGGTCCCAGTCGACGGGGGGTTGACCGGATCATTCCAGAACAGGTTCGTCACGGTCGGGACGGTTGTGTTCCACGAACCGCTTGCGCTGACCATGGCCACCGTGTTGCGCCAAACCCCGGCGTAGCGGTTGCGGAACGAGTCAAGCTCCATCTGCTTCTCGAACAGGGTCGCGTCAAGCTGCTCCGCGAGGCACTGAAGGTACAGCGCGTAGGCGGCGTAGTCCGTACCGGAAAGGCACGGCAGGTTGTACACCGGAGTGAATTCCATCAGAGATCACACACCCAGTAGACGGTCATTCGGGCTGCGTGCAGGGGGACCTCCGCCACTTCGAAGGCCAGCGAGAACGGTGCACTGACGCCCAGCGTCCACGGGTAGATCTGCTGCGCCGTCGAATAGATCGGCTCACCCGATACGGCCGAGATCTCCGGTGTCGCATGGGTGTACGTGTCCGTACCGTTCTGGATGAAAGTCTTGTGCTCGAACCCTTCGGTCGGCACAGCCGGATTGATGGAACTGATGTATCCGAACGTCATGTACACGCCACTGCGCCGAGGTGTCACCGTCAGCGGTGAGATGTCCAGGTTCACCATTCCGTCGGTGTCGAATTCGACCGTGTCCCAGACGACCTGGTTAGGGAACGCCTCGTTGTTCGCGGTACCCGTGACCGAAGCCAGTGGAATGGCCGTGAACGTGCGCGACAGCAACGAATCAACCTGAACGAGCTGGGCTTCCACCAGGTCCACCAGGTCGCACCACACCGTCGATGGATCGCAGGTCGTGCCCGTGTTCAGGCATGGGCTGTCCGTGCCCTCCAGGCAGGGCAGGCAGTACGTGGCGGAATAGGCGACCATCTACAGTGCCCCCCGGATCGGGTCGGGAACCAGTGACCGGCCCCGGACGCGCATCATCCCCGACATGTCGAGAGGAATCTGGTAACTGGCCACAACCTGGATGATATCGGACTTTCCGCGTACGTTCAGGCTGACAACGTCGCCAAGCTCCAGGGCCGCGTCGGGCACCATGTCCCAGTCCCACGCGTCGAACAGGGCCGTCATGCGACGCAGGTAGCTGTTCGCGGCGGCCTGGGCCGATCCCTGGATCGCCGGGGTCTGGAGGCGAAGGAGCTGGGACCGGATGCCGAAGTTGCCGCCGACGTAGGTGATCGACGCCGGGTTCGCGTTCACGGCCGTGGCATAGACCGGCTCGTCGCCGTTGAGCCTTTCGCCGGTGACGGTGAGGACGTTGTACACATCCTCACGACTACGGCTGGCCGATGAGGTGATCACGGACCCCCCGTCGCCGTCGGCGTAGGTGACCACCGGTGGGGAGGCGACAGTCCACGGGTACTGGCGCAGCGTGAATACCCCGCTGGCCAGCGGGTACCAGAACGCGGACACGGAAGTGGCCAGCTCGTCCAGGGCCTGGCCACGGTCGAGCTGCCACGTCAGCGGCCGGACCAGGATGTCTTCGATGTCGAAGGTGTCGAACGTCGCCTGGGGGAAACCGTCGGAGATGAGCCTGCGGACCTCGGATGTGACCATCGTCCCGGCCTGCGAGTTCTGCGGGTTGCGGAACCTGTTCTCCACGACGTCGGCAGCGAAGTCGGCCGCGTAGATCGTGCAGGTCCCGTCGGTGCCCAGCGCTGCTTCCTGAATCCTGCCGACGAACACGACCCACCGGAACCTGTGCCCGTCGGCGAACTCGATGCCCCGCCAGGCACGGATCATGTTGCCGTACGGGGCCAGCAGGTCCGTCTCGACATACGGGTACCTGTCCTCGGTGAACGTCAACCGGCACGTCCGGGCCACCCGTGACGTCAAGGTCGCGCTCACCGACCCGGCCAGGTACACCAGGTCCGACTCGATGATCTGCTGCTGGCCGTCCAACACCTCCACCAGGAAGTACGGCCGGTGGGACGAGGTGAGCCCGGAGCGGTACATCGGGTCGAGTCCGCCTGCCAGCATCAGTCACCCACTTCCAGGTCGTACCAGGTGCGGGTGCCGTCGTCGACCGCGTTCCAGTCGGCGAACTCAGCTTCGACGTCGTCCCAGGTCCGGTAGCCGGACACGCCACCAGTCGGGCGTCCACGGATCAGGTCTTCCCAGGTGTTGCCGTCTGCGGCCAGCTCGTCGAAGGTGAAGTCGCACAGGTCGTCGACCTGGCTGCCGCACACGCCTGACTGCGGTCCGGCTGGCCGGTCCACGGCGACGTGGGGCATCTGGGCGATCCGGACCTGGAACTTGTGGTCGGTCAGCCCCCTGTCGATCCCCACCGTCCCGATGTCCATGTACCTGTCGGGGATGCCGTACTGGGGTGGACCCTGGAGCAGGATCGGTGAGCCGGGCTCGGTGAGCCGGAGCAGGTTGTCCCGGTCGGTGAACGTCCGGGCGACGACGGTCAGGTTCGAGGCGACGTCGCGGCGCTGCCGGGTCAGGGCGATGGGCCGCCTGGCGTTGGTCGGGTTGACGGTCAGCGCGTTCGAGTTGTAGGTCTCGGTGTCCATGCTGGCGAAGAACACGCCGGTGCCTGGGGCGCAGTACTGGCCTGTGGTCCGGTGGGAGGCCAGTGTCGACTGGTCGAAGCACAGTGGCATGTAGATGTCGTGGCAGGGGCGCATGGGGTCTTTGAGCCGGAACGCGCCGTTGGATGGCATGGTGGACGCTTCGGTTTCGGCGGTGACCGGCGCGCAGGGCGCGCAGGGGTCAGGATCGGGAATGCAGGGTGCGGTGTCCGATTCGGTGATGTAGTACACCGACCGGTCCAGTGGGACTTCGGTGTCCCAGAAGATCGCATGTCCGCAGGACAGCAGGATCTGGTCGCCGTCGAAGCAGATGTAGGGACGCAGGGGTGTGCATTCGCCTGTCTCGACGTCGACCCGCAGGACCCTGGCGTGGGTTGCGGCTGGGGTGTCGGCCCAGTTGATCTCGACACGGTTGTAGGCCCGTGGCACGTCAGGGAATACGGTGATGGTGGGCATCAGATCTCCCTGCCGCCGTGGGCGAGGCTGCGTGCCGTGAGGACCATGCGCTGGTCAACCCGGTCGTCGATGTAGGTGTCGATCTGGTCGTTGCCGATGTACACGTTGACGCTGGTGCTGGCCATCCTGTCCAGACCCGATTCGGCCATGAGCTGCTGGGCGCGGGCCGGGTTGTTCAGGGGGATGATCGCCTCGGGTCCGGCCTCGCCGACCAGGCCCAGGGTGGGGCTGGTGACGATGTCGCCTTTGGCGTACGCCTTGACACCTGCTGCGGCCCCCTGGACAGCGACACTGCCCAGCTTGTTCGCGAGTGTGGATGCCAGGGCGATGGCCTGCAGAAGGCCCTGGATGGTGCCCTGGGTGACACCGGAGGGCTTCGGTGGCGGGATGCGCAGCATCGCCCCGATCAGCTCTTCGGTCTTCGACTCGGACAGGCCCATCTGCTTGGCCAGGTTGTAGATCGACTCGCGCTGCTTCTCGAATGCGGCCTGGGCCGAGTCGACGTCGCCGGTCAGGTCGATCTGGGTCTGGCGGGTGGTGATGGCGATCTGGGCCAGCTTCAGGAGCTGCTCGGAGTTCTTACGCCCGGCCTCGCCGGTGATGTCGAGGCTTCGGCCGTTCTTGAGCACCGACTCGGTCAGGCCGTCGAGGGCGCGTTCGAAGTCGATCTCGTTCTGTTCGGTCTGGAACAGCAGGCTGGTGAGTTCGGCCAGGAGGCGGTTGGTCTCTTCGATGGCCTTGGCCTGGCCTTCCAGGGGCACGATGGTGCCGTCGATGGCCCCGCCGAACTTGCCCGCCTCCTCGGTGGCGATGCCGAACTCGTTGGCGAAGTCGTTGATCTCCTCACCGTAGGGTTCGATCAGGCCGAGCAGCTCAAGGATGTCGCGGAAGACGCCATAGAAAGCCAGGCCGACAGTGACCAGACCCTCGAAGACGATGATCAGGTCCCTGACGAAAAGAAGCAGGTCGTATAGGGCCTCTGGTGCCCCTTCCATCGACAGGATGACATCGAAGAAGTCGCCTGCGGCCTCACCGATCAGGCGCAGTCCGACCTGGAGTGGGGCGAGGAACCTGTCGATGTTGGCGAAGCCGCCCGCGAACTGGGGGATGAACTCCTCAACGAACCCGAGCAGCGCATCGGTGATCGGGATGATCGTGTCCGCGACCTTGTCGAAGATCCCCCCGAACTTCGGTCCCAGAAGATCTAGTCGCGCCTCAAGCATGCCGAGGGCGTTGATGAACGGCCGGATGAGGACTTCGGCATTGTCCAGGAGGTTGTTGCGAATACGGTCGAATGTGGCCAGGGCCGCATCCTGGACTTCGACGAACTGGGCGGCCAGCAGGGCACCGATGCCGAGACCTCCGGCCAGCGACAGGCCCGCCGTGATGGCTGCGGCGATGGCCGAACCCAGGGCGACGGCGACGGGCAGCGCGGCGACCAGGACCCCGCCCAGGATTACCTTGAGTTCGGCTGGCAGTCCGGACAGGCCGTCGTCGATGGTGTCTACGAGCCCCTTGGCGAGGTCGAAGAAGATGTTGCCGGACAGGGCGTCGCCGAAGGCTTTATCGACGGACTTCTTGAGGGTGCCCTTCTCCTTGTCGACACCCTTTGCTGTCTCTTTGACCAGGGTCTCGCCGGTGCGCTGGGCTCCGACCTTGACGGCCTTCTCCGACGCGGAGATGATCTTGTCCAGCTCGGAGGCCAGCTCACGCGCGAACGGCTTGGTGTCCGCGTGAACTTCGATGAAAGCCTTACCGAGCGCCATGTCCTCATCTTAGAGGCTATGTCCGGTTTTCCTACTTCATGACCGCATTCATCGCAGCCAGGAATGCGGCCTCCTCCTCGTCGAAGTCGATCTCCCTCTTGAGGCCCTTCGGTGGACGTTCGACCTCGGAGATCCAGCTCGCCCGCTTCTTCGGATCGATGTGGTCCATGATCTTGCTCCACACCTCGTCAAGCCACCCGGCCAGCGACATGCCCGCAGCATGGTTCACATGCACGATCGACCAGGCCGTGGCCGCCGACCGAATCACGTTCAGGACCACCCACCAGTCCCGGTCCCCGGCCGCGCCCAGGGCTTCCATCCCCACCATGCCGACCTCGTCATCGCTGACCAGTCCCTCCCACAGGGCATCTTCGACAGCTTCGACGGCCTCAGGACCGGCCAATGCCGGGAAGATCTCATACAGGTCAGGACGTGGGCCGTCGATCAGCGCGACCCATTCGACCGCGTCCATGGCCGGGATGGTGTAGGTCCGGCCGAGGAAGTCGACCTGGATGGGGCATGGGCGCAGGTGGGCGAGGATGTCACTTACGCTGGACACGTGCGCCGGTGACCTTCTTGGCCTTGGCGATTGCCTTGTCCTCGGACTTCTCCGCGTTCTCGCGGACCTTGGTCAGGATGGCTGTGACCAGGGCGGTGTGGTCCAGTTTGCCCTCGACGTACAGATCCTCGACAGCCTCGCGGTCACCTTCGACGATCATCTGCTCAAGCAGGTCACCGATGCGGCCGATCTGCTTGACCCAGAAGTCGCTGGGTGCGTCGTCCGCGCCGCGCTGGGTGGACCGGGCGATCCGCACCATCTGCTCGACCTGGCCCTGGGTCGGCGGGATGAACTGGATCACCCGGCCAGCCAGGATGATCGTGTTGTCGGTCTCGACGGTGTCACTCATATGGGACATGTTAGCGGTAAATGATTACTTTGAAGCCATACTTGGGCGCTTCGGTAAGAAGTGCCTGAGCCAGGTACGGCTGGGGTGCGGTGCCCGGATGGTTCACCCGGCCCAACTGAACCCTCCTGCCGACCTTGCGCCAGTAGAAGTCCAGGTACGGGGCACGTTTAGGGGTGATGACACGGGCTGGCTGGCCTTCGTGGACGCTGCGTGCGTAGATCAGCTCGGAGCCGGACTCCCCGACGACCGACCAGCCTACGGTCCTCATTGACCAGTTGATGGACGCCTTGAGCCGTCCGGTGGAGTAGGAGCCGCCAGGGGCGTTGCGCCGTGCCCTGCGGTTGACCGCAGCCGTGCACGACCTGACCTCCTTGCGGGCCTGCGTCGTCGCGAACGCCTGAACGGCCCCAGGCTTAAACTGAAGCCTCGCCATTGCCAGCCTCCACCGGGATAGGGGCAGCGCCCTTTCGCCGCCTCACGGCCTTCTTAGCAGGCTTGGCGGCGAGCCTGGCTGTAGGCGGGTCAGCCAGTACCAGG